ATTGCGACGCGTTCCGCGTCTGCCACCTCTGCGTGATTTACGCGTAAGACCTCTAGACAAGCCCTTAGTCGCCGCATTCATCTCGCTTGTGATACTACGACCTACACGATTGACTCCATTGAGTCCCTTGCCAACAACACCCTTCGTCGCGTTCGTCACTGCACCTACTGACTTCTTTCCCGCGCGCAACAGATGCGAGAGCGGTGAAAATAAGGTAGAAAATATAGCCATTCTGTTATCGCTGTAGAATTAAATTTTAAGAATGTCCTGGATATCCATCAAGAGAAAGCGAGATTTGGGAGAAAGGCTCGGATACGTTGCATCTCTGAGATTAATTAGTGTGTCCAGAAGAACCTGATTCTCTGTAAAGATCTTTCGGCGAATCGTAACAAAGAACTGTGAAGATGATATCTTTAGAACACGAGACATACGCAGCATACAATCTACATATTCCTCAATGAGCGCACGCTTCTCGTCAACCTTACCATACTTATTGATGAGTTCAAAGAGAGATTTGAAAATCATTGTCAGGCTCTCAACCGGGAGGATTTCAAGCGCCGTAAGTTCGGCAAGAAACTGACTATAACCATGCCGATACTTCTTTTCTATATTTTCCTTCTCGAATGACTCTTTTGTGTCAATAAGCTTTGTAGAATCAATATCTTCAAATATTTCCATATAATTACGGAGCAATATCTCCATCTCCACAAAGATGATTGTGTACTTCTTACCAATCTCTGAAAGAAGTTGCGCATAGAGAGGGCAATAGATTTCCTCTGCTGCCGCCTTTGAAAACACCATCATCATAAAATCACGCACGAATTCTCCAACCTTCTCATTCTTATCATCACCGAGAATCTGAAAGAGAAACTCCCGAATTTCATTGTATGTTGATTGCCCAAACTTATTCAGCTTGAGACGAATAATACGATTTAGAATCTTCTCTTCGATATCTGCAGTTGAGTTCTTAAACCTACTTTGGTAGCGGACTGGAGGAAGACGTGGAGTAGGAATACTAGGATTAGCTAAATCCACTGATTTATAAAACGAAGGAGTATTTGTATTAGGACCTTTGTAGGGCATAGGACCCTGGTTTCTCCTGAACTTATTGTGGTAAGCACCACCATAATTAGTTGGATTTGCACCAGATGTCGCATTCGTATTAGATACAGGTCCCGGTGTACCATGCCCACGGCGCCAATCAGGAACCAAAATCGCCGTCAGATCAAGAATTCCCTTCAAATTCTTAACCTTCTCCTGAACACCGGGTTGTGCTGTTCTTGCCTTGCTCCTTAAGCCAAGAACAGCACTTACCAGCGACATTTCCGAAGAACTCATATTTAATATAACAGACATTTTTTTAGGTTGTTAGTATAAATCCGACGAGCCTGCGTTTCAAATTTTGTTTTGATTTAGCCTCCATATATAAATGCTAGACGATCTGATAAAAGATTCAAGAGCAATTGATCTTATAGAAACACTAGATTTCCAAACTGAATGTGGAAAAAAACAGTTCCTACATGATCTTCATACGCCACTTACAACTGATATAAACATTTTGAAGAAAAAGCAAGAATCAATTCAGTTTCAGCGTTCAACTAAGGATATCGCAGCGTCATTTGATATTGTAAAACAGGCTGAAACAAAACTGAAAGATATTCTTGAACCGAGTTCGCTTGATAAAGAATCAGTTGAACAAATTCTTTTTTCTAAATGGAAAGCCATTGAACTCTTTAATACCATTCCTTTCTGTATTTTCTTCGTAAGCATGTGGAAACAGTATGCTATGCCTGTTTTAGCCATTTGTATGCCACTCTTGTTCTTCTTCGGTCCGTATATTGCCTTAAGATATGTATACAAACTACCGATTTCATTTTCAGAGTATCTGACCATTTTCTTTAAAACACTCGGTATTGACGGAAAAATAGAATTCAAACAAATTATTCAGTTGACTGTTACAGCAATTTCAATCGGTCAGTCCATGTATCAACCTGTCCAAAATGCGTTTCATATTAGAAAGATAGATGGTGATCTTCAAGAAAAAGGTAGAGCTATTCTTCAAATCAGAGACGTTCTAGAAACATTGTACCCTGGACAACCGGAGAAAAATCCTCTATCAGATCTTGATGAGAAAGATATCTTGCGATCGTTTGCAGAATGCTGGGATCTTCCCTTCCGCTTGAAGATTGCTTTCCAAAATATTGGGGAAAAGGAAGTTCTCTTTCGTTTAGCCAACTGTGAAGAACTCCGTCTTGTCTCTTGGAATACGAAAGGAACTGTTCTTTTTAAAGAAGCAAAAAATCCCTTTCAAAAAGATACCGTTCCCTTTTCCGTCTTTCTTAAGGACGGGAAGCAGCATTGTATTTTAACTGGACCGAACGGCGGAGGTAAATCTTCCTTCATGCGCAGTCTCTTGCTCAATATGTTCCTGGCGCAAAAATTCGGTCTATTTTTCGGCACGGTTAATTCAAAGGCATCTATCGATCCCTTCGATTGGATTGCCAGTGGTTTACGTCTCGAAGATACACCTGGTATCTTATCACTGTTTGAAAGAGAAGTACAATTCGCTGCAGACTCGCTACAAAGAAAAGGTAGAGGATTTCTGATTTTTGATGAACTTTTTCATAGTACAAATCCTCCCGATGGTGAGAGAACAGCAGAAATATTTCTCAAGTCAGTATGGGCAAAGAAAAATCTTACAAGCATCATAAGTACACACGTGTTTTCTCTTGCTGATAAAGCCCCGATTAATGTACTCAGACTTTGTACTCCTGCAAAAAGATTAGACGACGGTACGCTCCATTTCGAGTACAGTCTTCATGAGGGAATTTGTAAAGTCAGTAGCGTAGATTTAGTTTTTAAGAAATGCGGATTCCCCAGTTCCCGGAAAACCTAAGTTGGAAGGAGAATGGCTACAATCAGTGATACATTGACTATGGGAATTGTGCTCTCAGTTATCCTCGGCTCTCTATTTTTCTATTTGTACACACGTCTATTACAGGTAGAGAAGAGAATAAGTTTAACTGAAAATATTTTGCTGGATTTGAAGATGGCGACGGAAAATACTCTTTTAATGATGGGCTCTGGCTCTGGCAATCGATTTATGGGTGGTACTGAAGATAATCAGACAGAGCATGTTGAGGCGACAACTGATGCTCAGCCGTTACAGGAGCAGGAAGTTGAGGAGCTGAAGGAGGAGGATTTCTACAAGTCCGTTCTACAAAATGCGTCAGTTGAACCTACGGCGACCGTCGAAACTAAGCAAAGTGTAAAGATGGATGCTAACTACGAGGCTTTAACAAAGAAGGAGCTACAGGAGGCTCTGAAGCAGCGTGGCTTAACTCTTCCGAAGGGCGCGGGACGCAAGGAGATGATTGATACACTCAAGAAGAATCCTTTGCCTAGCCAAGCGCCTGTAGAAGAGGAGGTCAAGGCTGGCAGCGAGTCTACTCTTTCCGCCATGGATGGCGCTGAACTTATTGAGTAAGAATATTCTACGGATATGGTAAATGGATAGCAAGTTCTTTCGGAAAACAACAGACCCCAATTATTACGCCCAGAATATTGTTCAGGAGCCGAGACAGCAACCTGCAGGACGTCCATCTCTTCCTACAGCCGATACTCGGTTTCCAGGATATGCTTCAACGGCAAGTGACGGTCGTCTAGTCACAGACTATAGACCGAGATGTAGTCAAAATGTTAAGGCAGGATCACAGTATGCTACGAAGGAATGGCTAATCCACAATACTGATTCAATTATTGATATTTCAAGAGAGAGACAAGCCACATATACGGGTGCCATCTATGGATTTGATAAAACTGTAGTTCCTCTGATGGAAGGTGCAGTTCAATGCTATCCAATGGGCTGTGAATATTTAGATGGTGACAAAAACGGAGTGGGCATTGAGCGGTTGGACAAAGCTCCTGAGCTGTTTGGCACATTTAGTTACCAGGGCTTTCTTAGAGCGCCAAAAGCCAAGACAGAGTTAACAACACGCTTTGAAGGTGGTCGCAATTCAATGAGAGGACAGACATTTAGACCATTAGGCAATAGGTCTGTTATAAGCCCTGTGTAAATTCTAAACTGTATGTAAATGGATTCTGTAGCACGAAAACTTCGTATTCATGCTTCAGCAAAGAATAGTAGAAACAAAAACAGAAACAGAAACAGAAACAGAAACACGCGGAAAACACCACGCGCTCCTCCGCCTTCTCCTGCCACGTCAAAACCTCCTAGAGTGCCAACAGTAAAAACACCGAGAACCGTCCAGGCTGAACAAATTGCTAGACGTCTTCCTAATAAGAAAACAATGGTATTACAAGCCAGTTCAAATAACAATAATAATAACAATAGTGTAAATATGTCTCAAGAAGAGTTCTGGGACCTTTTAGAAAAAGAGATTGGAACTTCAATCTAAATACGTCACTGTATATAAACTAGATGCCCGAACTAACAATCTTATCATTTGATATTGGAATCAAAAATCTCGCGTGGTGTCTTATGAAACGCAACACAGATATAAGTGGATCCCAATATCAAATCCTCGGCTGGGAAAATGTAAATATCTTGAGTGATGGTCCTCCTGCTGCTAAAGTCACATGCCATAAGTGCTCCGCAAAGGCGACACACTCAAGTGGTGACGCATTATCGTGTGGTCGTCACTGTCCCACAGAAAAACCCGCCCTAAGAGACCTCAGTGGAAATGCATTCAAGAAAATTCCTGCGCTCAAAGACCTGAAGGTCCTCTTTGCGCAACGTGGTCTCTCTAATCCGAAGTCAAAGGATGATGCCACCAAGAAACTTGCGACTGTCTTTTCACTGCCTATCGAAGTTAAAAAGGTTAAGAAAGCCGTCGATACCGAACTCTCAGTTCTCCACGACGGAATACGAAAACTTGTTTTGGAGAAGAATGCGCTCTTTGCAAAAGCGAACGCCATACATCTTGAGAATCAGCCAGTTCTCAAGAATCCTACAATGAAGTCTGTACAGATGTTGCTATTTGCCACGCTACGGGATCTTTTGCAGCCTACGTTGCCTGGGCAGCCTATACCGCAACTCAGGCTCATACATGCAGGCATGAAAGTTAAGGGTGTACAAGCGGGAGACGCCGGCTACAAAGAGAGAAAACAGGGCTCCGAGTTTGCCGCGAAGCAGCTCCTTGGAGGAACCGCAGTCAAGGACGCCGCCACATGGAAAACGTTTCTCGAAAAACATACAAAACAGAACGACTTAACAGACGCATTTTGTATGTGTATAAATGCCTTATGATAATATTTCAAACATCTCATTGATTAATTTTTCGCGATCAGTATGTTTACATAACTCATACCAAACTGGATGTGGGTCTGTATTAGGTATATCTAAAACATTATGCCATGCATGTGGTTCAATTGTATTTACAACAGATATACCCATTTTATTAATACACCAAGATATCCAGGTATCGTCGATTTTAATACAACACGGTGGCATTACATAATAATATTGTTTTATATTTCTTAGAATATTGATATTAAATATAAAACCAGAAAATCCTGCTACTTCTGTATATTTATTATTTTTACTTGGTGAAGTAATATGACTAGATACTTTGTTTTTATTGATTAAATACGAATCATATAAAGATTTAATGAAATTATTTCTCATTACAATATCATCATCTAAAACAATAACAAGGCAATTATCTGGAATTATATCTATACTTCCAATTAATTTTGTGCATGGACCACATATATCTGTTTCATTTAAAATGACATTTTCAGTATATAAATATTTAGGAATATCATAAGTAAATTCCTTAATAGATAAATTGATTACTAGTTTCGTAAATGGAACTGTTTGATTTAAAAGTGATTGATAAACCTTTTTGAAATGTTCTGAAATTAATCTTTCGGGACGTGTTGTCAATGATAAATATATAGTATCCATTTATATATTTATTATTAGGTTTTCTTTAAACTTAAAATAAACGTAAATCGGATTTGAAATAACGGTCAATCTTGCCTACAAAGTCCGCGTTCAGTAAACAGAGGTGGCTAATTTCATACTCGTGTTGTTCAGGAATTTTACGCTTCTCTATAAAATCAGTTACAGTTGTGGGGAAAGAATCATACAATGGGCTCCGATATCCTTTTTTTTCTAAAAAAAGGGATATCTGAAATAAACTTGACACATTCATGAAAAATACAACGTAATCGCCATTTTGCTTAAAATCAAATGGACTTAACTGTTCTTCCAGTGCACTAATATCATCGGTGTCCGGATTAACTTGAAATATTTCTTCTACAGTTTCTCGAATTGCCGTCTCGATTGATGTCTCGAATCCACGTCGTTTCCCGCCAAACCCGCTCCACGAATCTAATGAGGGATTCCATCCACTAAGGAATTTAGTGTCATCTTGAAATAATATGCCCGCCGCGCTAAAACTCATCCGCCTT